CCACACACTAAAATCCTACAATTTTTAAAACTTGCATCGGTTAGTCATTTAATATATATTTGGTTGGCAATCAGATGTCCAAAAAGACAAACGAATCACCCAGAAGGTACCCTAGCATTAGTTCTGCCTTAGGGGTCAGAAGTCGGATTTCAGAGGAATACCTGAATAGACAGGCATACAATTTCCTTGAGTTTTCTCCGATATTGCCGAAACTATCCTTGTTATAAAGCAGAGCATGGACAGAGCTTAGCTTAGGCTATAAATGGTACTGGCTCTGAGTAAGAACAAGGCATGAAATCCAAGAAAACAGGTTTTCCTGTTCAGGGATAAGTACATATACTTGTCAATTATATAAATATCTTTTAACTTGAAATATGCGGATATACACGCTTAAGATAACCTATAACAGTGCAAATGACGAGATCTACGAGATTTCAGAAGAGATCGAAGAAGAGGATATTGGTATTAGCGTAAGTAAAATAGACCTCATGGATGAGGAAGATATATTGGAAGCTATGGTATTGGGTACAATGGAAGTAGCAATAACTTAACAAACCGCTTACGCTTGCTATGAGACACTACTTCATCAAGAATCAGCCGCACTGTGTATACGAGGATGCTGATGAGCTGCCTGAGGATATAGAACCAGTAGCTGATTGGCGAGAAGCTAAGGAAGGTGACTGGGTAAAGGCAGATGATGACTGCTATGTACAGATTTTAAGGAAAGGAAGTCTTTCAAAGAGTAAAGGAAGGAAGAGGACTATCCACTATTACAGGACTTGTACTGGCACATATCCAGTTAATGTAAAGATGGATACTTCCAGAAGGGAGAATATTTACACTATAAGCGGATCTAACCCAAAGACCGCTACCAGGGAGAATTTAAACAAGTATGAGGTTCTCTTTGTAGATTATGTTGCATCTGGGATGAGTCCAGTAGAAGCTTACATAAAGGCTTTTCCCACCAATGATCCGCATTACGCAAATTTTAAGAGTTCAGAATTAATCAAATATACTAGAATAAGGAAAGCAATGAAGAAAGAATTAGAGCCGATACTGGAAAAATTAGGAATTACGCAGGAGACTGTCCTTGAAGGAATAAAGGCAGTTGCGGATCTGTCTGAGAAGGATGATACCAAATTGAAGGCCCTCTTCAAGTTGTCCGACATATTAGATCTCGAGGATAAGTCTTCTGCAAGACTCACACAGTTGACTGGTATACAGTTCCAGGGCTTCAGTGATAAGCAGCTGGAAGAAGTGGAAAGACCTAAGGAAATAGAAAGTGGCTGATCAGGTAAATAAACAAATATTTAAGAGGAGAATAAAATGCCGTTAACAGATAAGTATAGTAAAAAAGTACATGATGCATATCAGGTTATCCAGGAAAAAGGTGGTATGACTAATGCAAATGTAACAACACTTCAGAAACTTCTAAAATATTATCCTGAAAATAAGGGTTTGAAGGTAGATGGGTTTTATGGAGGAAATACTATTGAAGCTATAAATGTTTTTTATGATAAGTATTACTGGACACCTGAAAGAAAGATGCAGGAATTAAAGGATAGACATGGAGAGAAGTATATTATGCAGTCAGAGATGGAAGGTATGCAGGAAACACCTCCAGATACCAGTGGTCAAGGTGGATACTAATAGTAAAAAGATTGTTTTTGTAAATAAACTGCATATTTTGCACATTCCAGTATGAAAAACGGTAAGATTGTGTCCAAACACGACATTATTCGTGAGATAAAGGGTGTAAATGAGCGTTTAGACTACATGTTTTCGGGGTTATCACTATTAAGTACCAGTTTAAGTGATTACATTGACTTTAGTAAGAATGAAAAGAAGTTTGTCAAGTATTTAAAGAAGAAATACGGAGATAGTATTGAGGAGTAGTTATGCCAAATGGTGACGATAAAGCATTTGATGCCATGAATGTAGTTACAGCAACAGATGAAGTTGACTTAACTGAGGATGGTGAAAAGTCAGCATGGTTTCCAACTGGAAAATTTATGGGGATGAAGGTACCAAGAGGAATATCAAAATGGATGGATGGTCTGTTTTTATTTGCTGCAGGAGGATCATTTATAAAGCCAAAACCATTATCTGGGCAATCTGCAAAATCATTTATAACTAAATCCGATCTAAAATTATATGAGACAATAAATAAAGAAATAGTAAAGGTTCCTACTGAGTTTCAAGGTCCAGTGTATGAAAAACTTATGAATAGATTACGTAAAGAATCACCAGAAGCATTTGAATCGTTTTGGAAGATTCAAAGGGAAAAGGAAAAAGCAAGAATTGCAAAATATGGAATGACCAAAGCAGAGATTGCTGAAGAAGCTCTACTGAGACAGAAAATTGCAGATTTTGAAGCATCACTTGTCGGTAAGGAAAGTTTCAAAATTACTAAAAATCCAATGGAAAGATTTAAAAAATTTAAAGTAAATGCAGATAAATTACCAGAGATTCTTAAAAGAAGATAAATGAATATTAATACCCAGAATGTAAGTAAGGCCGAAGAAGAGTTAAAACTGGCACATGAGGATTTGATAGCATTTGGCAAATTATTTCTTCCAGATGACTTTAGACGGAGTGAAACCCCTTTTTTTCATTATGAGGTAGCAGATGCAGTTGATGATACAAGTATTAGACAGTTGGCAGTCATTCTTCCCAGAGGGCATGGGAAAACTGTTCTTACTAAGTGCAGTATTATTCATGACTTTGTCTTTACTCAAGAGCCATTGTTTTATGGCTGGGTGGCGGCAAGTTCAAAGATTTCTGTCCCTAACCTTGATTATGTTAAGTATCATATTGAATATAATGATAAGGTAAGATACTATTTTGGAGATTTAAAAGGAAAGAAATGGACTGAAGATGATATTGAACTTACCAATGGATGCAAACTTATCTCAAAATCTAATCTTTCTGGTATAAGAGGTGGAGCAAAACTACACAAAAGGTACGATCTCATTGTACTGGATGATTTTGAAGATGAGAATAATACTATTACACCTGAAAGCCGCTCGAAGATCTCGAATCTTGTTACAGCAGTTGTCTTTCCTGCATTGGAACCAAAAACAGGAAGATTGAGGATAAATGGGACTCCAGTACATTATGATTCGTTTATCCAGAAGATTCTTGTCGGACATCAGCAATCAGTGAAGAGGAGAGAGGAATTTAGCTGGAAAGTGATAACATATAAGGCATTGCAGGAAGATGGTACTCCTCTATGGCCTGATTGGTTCGGAATGAAGGAAATGGAGAGAAAAAAGAAGTTTTATCAGGATTCTGGCACTCCGCAGAAGTTCTATCAGGAATATATGATGGAAGTGCAGAGTGCTGAAGATGCAATATTTACAAGGGATCATATCAAATACTGGGATGGTAAGTTCTATATAGACGAGGAGACTGGACTTTCATTCATAGATGCAAATAATGAAGGATACCAGCCATGCAATGTGTTTGTAGGTGTTGATCCTGCAACAGATTCAGCAAGAAGAGACTCAGACTTCTCTGTCATTATTGCTGTAGCGGTAACTCCAGATAATAATATTTATGTTATTGACTATATACGTAAGCAGTCTATACCAGTATTGGGAATACCAGGAGAACATAAGCTTGGTATAGTAGATTATATGTTCCAGTATGCCAAGAGTTACAAACCGAGTCTATTTACAGTTGAAGATACAACAATGAGCAAACCTATATTCCAGGCACTCAATTCTGAGATGAGAAGGAGAAATGATTTCTCTATTGGGTATAAAGCAGAAAAGCCAGGAAATAGGATGAGCAAAAGAGACAGGATACAGGAAATATTAGCTCAAAGATTTTCTATAGGGCAAATACATATTAAGAAGACTCAGTATGATCTGCATAGAGAGATAACAACATTTGGACCAAGAATGGCACACGATGATACCATAGACGCTCTTGCCTATGCAGTCAAGTTTGCCAATCCTCCCATGGCTGCAGGTCAGGATAAAGAGGGTAAGTGGTATAAAAAGAAACCAAGAGCAAAAGACTGGGTAGTAGCTTAAAGGAGAAATAAGATGAGAATAAACACAAAAGCTGTATTTGAATGGAATTCAGATACTGAACAATATGAAGAGATATATTCGGAGGGATATGATTACGAAGGTGAGGTTGATCTTTTGCAAGAAAATGACCGAATATACTTTCCTTCAAAATTTTCTCGTGGTGAAGGTTATGATGAAATGACACCACAGGAAAAAAAAGAGATTAATCCACGGTATTTAGGAGGACATTTAGCGGACGAAGATATTGACTGGACAAATGTGGAACTTGGTCAATCTCAATGGGGTACGTCTCGTAATATGGTTAGACGGTGGGAAACAATGATGGGATATGATGAACCTCAAGGAGATAGGTTCAAAAATCCTGGAGCTGCTGTAACAGAAGCTAGAAGTTTTTTGCGAAAATTTATACGGACTAGAAAAGATGGAAGGCAAACTATACAAGACATAAGAGATCAAGAGGATTTTGGATTTGCCTATCCTGGCCAAAGGGTTTTTAATGAAACAGGAAATCCAAATTATCGAGTAAATGCTGATTATTCAGAGAGGCAGAAAATCAAGGGAGCTTTGGAAATAATGGAACAATTTCCTGAGTTATCGAATTTTGATGAAGACTTTGCCAAAGATGTAGATTTTGGAGATAGGAAGTATTATATGGGTGGTGGGCGAAGCAGTCGATTTCCAAAACAGGATATAAGACGAACAGATGATCAGATTTTTGATTTTTTACCTGGAGATGAAGATTTATTTCCAGAGGGAGATACTAAATCTAAGATACCTGGTGAGTAATGGCAGATATAATTACAACTAAGGATTTATCTGTAGAGGATACAAGTAAACTAAAGACTGGAGATACAAGGAAAAAGTATAATACTTGTCCTCCAGGTAAGAAACGAGTAGGGAACAAGTGTGTTCCCATAACTAAAAGAGGAAAATAAAATGCCAGGAAAAGAAGAATGCGCTGCAATCATAGATCCAGAAGAAAGAGCAGATTGCGAAGCTTATAAAGGTAAATACCCACTAAAGATAAACGAAGGAAGGAATCGTTTGGGTAGGGATATGGATAGAATAGAATTTGATGAGGATACTATTCTTAATCCTAGAAGGAGAGCTACAGAACCTTCATACTAATGGCTCAGAAGAGAATGGATATATTTGGTCATGATAAGCGTGATCGTGCACCAATGAAAGCTCCTTCAGATACATATCATATATGACCAATTGAAGGAACTCCTCACCCAGTTAGGGAGAGACATAAAGCAAAGAAAGTTAAGAAATAATGCCTAAGAAGAAAAAAGCAGACCAAATAAGAGAATTGTACAATCTCTCTAATAACTGGACGAGAAGCCAGTGGGAGTATGTTAACCAGAAAGGGTATGAGTTTGCTCATGATGAGCAATTGTCTCGTAATGAGAAGACTTCTCTTCAAGACCAGGGGATGCCTACGTTTACAATTAACAGGATATTGCCTGTTGTTGAGATGTTGAACTTCTATGCTACTGCTAATAATCCCAGATGGCAGGCTATTGGTGTAGAGGGGAGTGATTCTGATGTTGCGGCAGTATTTTCAGATCTTTCTGATTATATCTGGCATCTTTCAGATGGTTCTGCACTTTATTCAAATGCAATCAATGATGCTATCTGTAAATCTATAGGCTATATCCTTGTTACTGTTGATACAGACAAGGATAATGGAATGGGAGAGGTTATACTTCAGCAGCCAGAGCCTTTCGATATTTATGTGGATCCAAAGTCCAGGGATATGATGTTCAGGGATGCATCTTATGTTCTTATAAGAAAAGTTCTTCCTAAAAGTCATGTTGTAAAGCTTTTTCCTCAATATAAGAGGAAGATAAATAAAGCTTCATCATTAGATGGAGATCATTCCTTTTCAGAGAGAGCTATCGCAGATAGTGAGCAGAAATTATTCTTGAGTTCAGATTCTACTGCAGAGGATGTAGGAATAGATGCTACTGGACAGCAGGAACAAACATTGGAGCTGTTTGAGCTTTATGAAAAGATAAAGATTTCCTATGTAAATGTATTTTACAGGATTCCTCCAAATAAGAAACAGTTGAAAGCTATTCAACAGCAAGTTCAGGTAAAGATGAAGGAAATGGCCGCTGAAATGCAGGTTGGTCTTATGGAACAAGACAAACAGATGCAGGAAGCTGTTAAATTAGGTAAGATGATTCCTGAAAGATATGAACTTGAGATGAAGAAAGCTCAGGATATGATGCAACAGCAGTTACAAGCTGCAGAGCAAGAATATATGAGCAGACTGCAGGCAGAAGCATCTAAGATTGAGAATAGGGTTATATCAGAAAAAGAATATAATATATTGCTTAAGGATAAAACTTTTCAGCAGTCTATAGTTGACAGTGTACAGTTTTATGGAACGAGGATAAGGCAGACAATATGTGCAGGAGATAAATTGCTGAGTGAAGTTGTCTATCCAGAAAATATAGTTGATTATCCATTGATTCCGTTTCACTATAAATGGACTGGAACTCCATATCCAATATCTGCAGTTGCTCCTCTTGTAGGAAAGCAGAAAGAAATAAATAAGTCTCATCAGATAATGGTGCATAATGCATCTCTGGGTTCATCATTAAGATGGATGTATGAGGAAGGATCAATAGATCCAGAACTGTGGGAGCAGTATTCCTCTTCGCCAGGAGCATTACTTCCAACAAGACCAGGATCTGAGCGTCCAACTCCTATTATGCCAGCTCCATTGTCAAATGCGTTCTTCTCTATTGTTCAGCAGGGAAAAGCGGACATGGAATATCTGGCTGGGATTTATTCGTCAATGCAGGGAGACACACAGCAACAGCATGAAACTTTCAGGGGGATGCTTGCATTGGATGAGTATGGGACCAGGAGAATTAAACAGTGGATGAAGCATTCTATAGAACCAGCTTTAAGACAGTTGGGGAAAGTTATTATGCAGATATCACAATCTGTATACTCAGCTAATAAAAGATTCAGGATTATACAACCATCAGCTATTCAGGAAGAGCGTCAGCAGGAGATTAATATTCCTATCTATAATGATATGGGACAGGCAATTGGAAAGTCAATGGACTATTCGGCTGCCAAGTTTGATGTCAGAATAGTGGCTGGTTCTACACTTCCAGTAAACAGGTGGGCGTATCTTGCTGAATTAAAAGAACTTCTGCAGTTTGGAGTTATAGATGATATAGCAGTTCTTGCTGAAACTGATGTTCGGAATAAGGAACAGATAGCTAAGCGTAAGAGTTTATATGCTCAGTTACAGGGACAGTTAGGTCAATTGCAGGAAGCAATGAAGGACAAAGACGGCACTATTGAGACTCTTGAGAGACAGTTAGTACAGGCTGGAATCAAGGGTAAAGTGATGCAAGCTGAAATGGAGATCACCAAAAAGAAAGAGGAAGTTAAAGGCGATCTAAAAGATTCTTACCGCTCAACAGAGGCAAAACAGAAACTTTTACAGAATGTAATGGTCAATCAGGTAGACGCTACAAAGAAAGATCTATCAAGAGAATTACAATTTGTAAAAAAAGATTTGCAGAGTGGTAATAAAAAGCAGTAACATTAAAATGAGTAAAGGTAATAAAAATGGAAGAAACAGCAGGCAACCCAGGAATCCCTACAGCTGATGAAGTTGAAGCTGAGGTTCTTGGCTCCTCTGAGGGCTTTTTTGAAGCTCTAGAAGAAGATGTAAATGGCGTAATTGCCGATAGTAACACTGAGGCAACCCAACAGAAAGTTGACACCGAACAGGTAACTCAACAGCAAACTGTTGGCTCCAACAATGTGGGTTGGGATGATGACGGTAATCCTTACAAGAAACGCTACCAAGACAGTAGCAGAGAAGCCGTTAAGCTGAGAGAGCAGTATAAAGAGGTTGAACCTTTTGTACCTGTTCTTGAAGCAATGAAAAATGATAGCGGATTGGTTGAACATGTTCGTAACTATCTGGTAAATGGAGGTAATACTCCGAAGGGCGTACAGGAACAGTTGGGATTAGACGAAGATTTTGTTTTTGATTCTCAAGAAGCAATGACAGATCCAGATTCTGATTCAGCAAAAGTTCTGAATGCTCAAGTAGATAAAGTTGTTCAGCATAGAGTAGGACAGATATATCAGGCTGAAAAAGCTAATGCTGCAAAAGTGCAGCAGGAAGCTAAACGACAATCAATGGAAAGTGAATTCAAGGAAAAGAGAGGCATGAGTGATGAACAGTTTTCTACATTTAAGGAAGCTGCACAAAATCATGTTCTTACACTTGACGATATTGACTATCTGTTGAATCGTGATCAGGCTAATGCAAATGTTGTCCAGTCTACAAAGAATGACATGCTTACCCAGATGAAGAATGTTAGGAACATACCGCCTACCGCTAGTGGAGCTAACAGCCAGGCCGAAGAGAAGAATCCAGATAACGCAGTGTTTGATGGAATCTTAGGTCTGGATGGCGATTTAGACAACCTGTTCGG